GCCAGTGATGAAGGTGTGCAGGTGGACCGGGATCAGCACGCTGGCCGCGCGCTCGCCGTTTCCGGGCGGAAACTGCTCGGCACCGCCCAGGGTGAGGTTCTGGACGCCCACCGGCGCCCAGGGCAGCGGCCTGCCCTGCTCCGGGCGCAGGCAGCGCAGCAGGTCCAACTGCAGGTCGTCGAGGGCGTCCTCATAGTCGTCCAGGCCGACGTCGACGGCGCCGATCACGTAGAAGCCGGTGGCGACCTTGATGGCTCGCGGCCCCGGCACGGGGTCCAGGTCCTTGGCCTTCTGCACCACGATCAGCGGGAAGCCGACCTTCCCGCTCTGCAGAATCTCGTTGAACCAGCCGGTTTTCACGTTGGCACCGGCATCGGTCCGGTAACCGTTGGCGACGGCGATGGTCGAGAGGCGCTGGACTAGTGCCTGGCGGCCCTCGCTCAGGGGATTAGTCATGGGGCCTCCATACAGGCGGCGGTGATCATGTGGCCGTCGTCGCTGACCGGCTGCTCGACGATGTAGCTCGTGGCGCCGAGGGTGAAGGTTCCACCGCGGGCGACTTCGGCCAGCTCGGCCTTGCGCCAGGTGATCGCCAGCGGGATGGAGACGAACATGCCGTCGGCGCCGGCGCGCTCGAGGTTGCGGTCGATCATCACCGTCACGCCGGACGCCACGGGCGAGCCCGATGGGTTGGCGTAGTCGGCGGTGCCGTCGCTGAGGGTTGCAATCACTTGCCGATGCAGGCGATCACGCATGGAGGCCCAGCTCATCAGGCGGTTACCGGATGACCGAGGGAGCCGTTCAGGCGAACCCGGCCGATGGCCGATGGGTTGGCGGCGACGGCGGTTGCGATGCCTACCAGGTAGTTTCCGGTGCCGGCAACGTTGGTCAGCACGTTGGTGGCGGCGATGGCGTAGACCGGCTCGCCGACGGCCCAGGCCTGGGCGCTGGTCTTGGCCAGATCGAACACGCCTTCGACCTGTAGCTCGACCGCTTCCCCCTCGGCGGCGTTGGCCGCGGCCACGCCGATCAGGCCGTTGATACGGTACAGGTTGCCGGAGACACAGCCGCCGGCAGGGGCGATGGCGGTGATCACGCAGCCCTTCTGGATGTAGCTCTTCATTGTTCACCTCGGAAACGAAAAGGGCGCCCGCAGGCGCCCGGAAGGGTTGTTCAGGCTCAGGCGCCGGCGTTCTTGTAGACACCGCGGTAGTCGATCCAGGCGGCGCCGAACACCAGGCGGGCCTTGATCTCCATGCCGTCCACCTCGAAGCCCTCGCGGGTTTCGGTGAACACGCCCTGCTCGCCTTCGAGGTAGGCGTATTCGAAGGTGTCGACCACGCCCGGGGCGGCGTACAGGTACCACTGGTTGCCGGTGATGCGCGCATCGACGATCACGGTCAGCGAGGTGTTGCGGCTGTCGTTGATGTCGGCGTTCTTGGCCGGCACGTAGTTGGACGAGGTGAACTGGAAGGCCTCCAGCTCCTTGTCCGGACCGACCACCAGGTATTCGGGGCTGAGGTTTAGGTAGTGGCCGGCCTTGGACTTCTGCTTGCGCATGGCGGCGCGCGCCGCGGCCAGGGTGGTGGTGTTGATCGCGCCAGCGCTGCCGGCCAGGTTGCCGTGGTCGGCGTGGAAAACGGCGGTTCCGTCGACGAAGTTCGGGTTGCCGAGCAGCAGGCTCCAGACCACGTCGGACTCGGTCTGGGCAGCGGCGGCGCCGAGCGCCTGCGGGATGCGGGTCAGCGCCGACAGGTCGTCGTTGACGATGGATTCCCAGGTGATGGCGATGATCTTGCCGAACTTGGCGACCTTGAGCGGTGCGCCCTCTTCTCCGAGGGTTCCGTACTTGTACTCGCCGTGCTCGCTGACCTTCTCCAGCGCGGAGATATCGCCCAGTGCCACGCGGGTGATTTCGCGGAAGTCCGGAACGGTGGTCGGGCGGCCCAGCGGACGCCAGGTCTGCGGGGCCAGCGCGTAGGCGTCGCGCAGGGTGCGGTTCACGGTACCGCCGAGCAGCAGCGGGAAATCGCTGATGGTATGCATGCCGGCGGCGCGTACCGCCTGGCGGTCGCAGCCCAGCGCGGCGCGGGCCACTTCCTGGGGGGTCATGCCGCGCACGTTGCCGCCGACCATTTCGACGGCTTCGCGGGCCATGTCGATCAGGCGCATGCCGCGGAACTCGCGGGCGCCTTCTTCCAGCTGGATAGTCGGATTGCAGCGATGCAGCAGGGCGTTCTGCATGGCGGCGCGCTTGGCGCCCACAATCACCAATTCGACGCCACCGGTCGGGGTCGGCTGGCTATTGCGGCCATTGCCTTGCTCGTTCTGCTGACGCTCGGCCAGCTTGTCGATCAGCTCGGCGCTGGCCTGCTCGATCGCCACACCGCGCTCGATCAGGTCTTCGGCGATCTCGTCGCCCAGGCCGACCTTGCGGGTCATTTGCTTGATTGTCAGGCAGCGCTTGCGCTCTGCCTCGGCGGCCTCTTTGCGGATCTCAGCCTGGCGCTGTTCGTCGGCTGCACTGTTCACATCGGGCATCTTGTCATCCTCTTCGGGGTCGGTAGGCACGGTTTCCGGCTGCTCGGCCGACCGCTGCTTGAATTCAGTGGTGAAGCGCCGGCCCTGGTAGTCGGCCGGCGTCTTGGCGCTGCGAATCTTGGCTCCGTCGTCGAAGCCAATCGGTACGATGGAGAGCTCCATGGGTTCCCAATCGGTCGCCCGGTAGGTCGGCAGCTTGTCGTCCGCCTCCTCGATCACTTCGTATCGATGCACGGCATAGCCGACGCTGATATTGCGCAGGATGCCGTCCTTGACGTCTCTGAAGATCGCATCGGCCTCTTCGCGCTGGCTGAAGCGGACGACAGCACGGCCCTCGCCGCCCTCGATCCAGGCGCTCTCGACCACGCCGATCACGTCCTCCAACTCCCAGGACATGTGTGCATTCAGCAACGGAGCACCGTTATTGAGCCGGTCGAGCCGGACAGCGCCTTCTCTGACGTCCAGCTCCTCCATGTAGCTGCCGACATCCCATGACCAGCGACGGCCCTTGGCGCCGGTGGTCCAGGTGAGTTCGGCGGTGCGCTGCTCGATGTCTACCGATCCCGGCCGGACGGCAGCGCGCAGGCTGAGCATCGGCGTTTCATGGGTCTTGATTGTTGCTTCCGGCATTGTTTTGGCTCTCGGTTGATTGCGGTTGCTGCGCCGGTGATGATCCTGGCGCCGCAGCCCGGCGCGGATCGCAGTCGAGGATCAGTCCGAGTTTGTCCAGCAGCTGGTTGGCGGCGGCGATCTGTTCGGCATGGCGGATCGGATCGGTCACGCCCAGCTCGCGCAGTCCATCCGTCCAGGTAGTCAGGCCGTTGCGAATGCGTTCCTTGACGTTCTCGGTTTCCGCCTTCGGATCGACCATGTCGCGGCGCGGCGGCACCCATTCGGCCTTCACCTCCTCCAGCACGGATCCCGGGAGTAGGACTTGAGCCTCCATGAACCACTGCCAGGTCATGTCGCATAGCTGCGGAATCAGCATGCGCCACTGCCAGACGTCCACCCGTCTGGCGAAGTGCAGCCAGCCCATGCGGCCCGACGAGAAGTTCACGCCCTGCAGGTCCCCGGTCAGCAGCTCGTAGGGGACGCCCAGGCCGATGGCAACGGCGTGCAGGGCCTGCCAGGCATAGGCCTGGTATCCGTTGAAGGTCGGCGGCGTGCCGAAGCTGATTGACTCGCCGACGCCAAGCTCCTGCACGATGCCGGGCTCCATGCGCTCGATCAGCGGCGGCGAAGAGCGGTTCGGGCTGTTGGCTTCGTCCTTGATGACAAAGGCCGCAAAGCAGGAGGCGATCTTGGCCTGCTCGATCACCGCATCTTCCATTTCATCGAAGCTGCGCAGCCTCTGCAGCACCGGGGCCAGCCAGCTGTAACCACGGGCCTGCCCCGGGCGTTTCGGCATGAAGATATGGATCACATCCTCGGCCGGTACCCTACGGGACTCCAGCGACCGCCAGGTGTTGGTCGCTCCCGGATGCTGATCATGAAGCCAGTAGGCAATCCGGCGGCCCAACGCATCGAACTCGATGCCCTGGATAATGCGGTTCTGCGTTCCAGCGATATCGCCGTTCTTGCTCTCGTCGAAGAAGTCCGGTTCCAGTACCTGCAGCTGCAAGGGTACCGGCAGTCCGTCGCTGGTGAAGCGACGGCGGCGACGCACCAGGCATTCTCCGGCCTCTGCGACGGTCTCCATGATCTTGTGCTGCAGGCCGTAGAAGTTCTCCAGACCATCGGCGTCGCAGTCGGTGGTTTCAGCCCAGACCTTCCACAGATCGGTCAATTTCCGGTTGCTGCGGTCGCTACGGGCCAGCGGGCGCGGCACGATTCCGGCGCCGACCACGTTGTCGGCAATGCCGGTAATGGCGCGCTCGGCATAGGGATTATTGCGGCGCTGCTCGCGGGCGCGGTTGCGCAGCCTGGCCAGCGCCGGGGCGTTCTCGGCATTGGCGTCGGCCCCCGTGGCACGCCACCCATCGTTGCGCCGGCCCAAGGCCGCGCCGTCAAAGCTGCGCTCGATCAGCTCCAGCTTCAGCTCGGCCTTGCGGCGCTGCAGTTTCAGCTCGGCGCGCTGTGCCGCACGCCGGGGGAACAGCGTGTCGAAGATGCCCATGGTTAGTAGCCCTTACTGAACGATGCGTAGCGGCGGCCGCCGTTATTGCTGGCGTTGACTCCTAGCTCGGTGGCCATCTGCCTGAGGATGCGATTCATCTCATCCAGCGACCGGTAGTTGACGCTGCGGTCTGCATAGCGAACGCTCAGCACCCCTTCGGCGATGGCAGCCTGCAGGGCGCTGTATTGCTCCAGGGTGTAGGCCATCAGGTGCGTTTCTCCCAATAGGACGAGCGCCGGCGTGGGCGCTCTTGTTCGTTGCCGACTGCTGCAGAGCCGCCCGGCTCTGGCTCCGCAGCCAAGGCATTGAGATCAAGGCCAAACCGTTGCTGGCTGATGCGCAACGCGGCCAGGGCGTACACGAAGCAATCCAGCGCCTCGTTGCGCCGGTTCTGATTGTCCCAGCGGTACTGCTGCACGCCGCCGACGACCTTGAGCACCTTGCTCTCGGAGGTCAGTTGCTTGACCTCGGTCTCGTCACACACCAGGTCGTTAGCCGGCAGGTGGATCACCTGAGGCTGGGTCTCCCCGATTTGGGACTTCGCCACGTCCAGCGGCAGGCGCAGGCGGCTGTAGATCAACTCCTTGGCGTTGTCAGTGCCGACGGTGGTCAGGTACACGCCTTGCCTATTGCGCTTCGTGGGGAAGCTAGCGATGGGCTTTCCGTAAACCGGCGCGCCGATGATCGGGATCATCCAGAGCACGCCGTTCTTCTTGCTGTCGTCGCAGACCTGGTCCATGTAGTGGCCGCCGGCGTCCCAGCACCAGCGCTCGACACGCATCACCAGGCCATCGGCCCGGGTGAATTGGCGGTGCAGTTCCAGGTCGCGCTTGCGGCGCAGTTCCTCGCTACCCGGGTCACCCATCAGCACGAAGCGATAAACCAGCCAGCACTCTTCGTTGGGGCCCCAGGCCCAAACCCGACCCTCGTAGCGGTCGTCCTGGGTGTCTCCACCGCCGGTGAGGGCCACGGCTTGAGCCGGAATTTCGCCCTTCCAGACCTCGCGACGGCCCAGCAGCACGTCCCACTCGACCCGCTCACCCTGGTCTTCCTCCCAGGTCTCGCCAAGGGTGGTGTTGACGAATGTCTTCAGGTCACTGCGGCTGCCCTTGGCCTGGAGGAAGTCCTGCACGATTCGGCCCCAGGCCACGAAAAAGCTGTAGGCCGTCCAGATGTGGAAGCTGACCGACTCGGGGGTAGGAATCGGATCGCCCTCGGCGTCGAAGAAATCGAAGCCATCCCGTGTCCAGATTCCGGTCTTCTCGCAGACCCAGCGAGCCAAGCGCTGCGCCTCGAGCGCCTCGGGGTAGCGGATCATGCAGCCGGTGGCCTCGCACACGTACCAGGCGTCTTCCGGCTGGTCCGGATCCCATTTGATGCCGTAGGCGCAGTCCTTGCCGCCCCACTTCAGGTACTGCTCGGCACCGCAGTGCGGGCAAGGCACGTGGAAGCGCAGCAGGTGCGGCGATTTCTGAACAGCGCCTTCGATCTGGCAGCCACCCCGGTCGATGGGGCCGCGCAGCTTCGGCGTGCTGCCCCTAATCGACTTCGGGAAGGTCGATCCCTCCATCCGCTTGTCGCCCAGGACCAGCGGAGAGCCCTCCTTATCGATGTCGTGATCGAAGGCCGCCAGCTCGTCGTAGATGACGGTATCGGCCGAGATCGCCCGGTAGTTCTTCGCGGCCTTACCGCCACGGCACCACAACTGTTTTCCGTGGCTGAATTTCTTGATATCGAGCGTGTTGTCCCGGTGCTTCTTGCCGTACCAGGGTGCCAGCGCGCGGACGGCGCCGACGTCCCGGATCATTGTCTCGATCTCGGACTTCATGAAGAGGTCGGCGCTACCGTCGTCTGGCACGAAGAACGCGATGTGCCGGCGCTTGTGCTCGATCTGGTAGGCCGAGGCCGCCAGCAGCATCTTGGAATAGCCGACGCGGGCGGACTTGATCACGTTGACGATCCGGATCTCGTCGTTGCCCATGGCGTTGAGCATTGCTACCTGGTAGGGCAGCGTCTCCCAGCGTCCCTCCTGGTAGGAGGATTCGCTGGATAGGTAGAAGTTGTCATCGGCCCAGGCGACCGGGGTCTGTGGCGCGTCGCGCCGCAGAGACAGCAAGCCGGCCGACATCGCGGCCTGGCAGGTCTCAATCTGCGCTGTCGATAAACTCGTCATGCCACTCCGGTAGGCGATCCGCCGCCTGGGCGATAGTGTTACGCGCCTTGGTCAACTCGCGGCTGATCGAGTCGAGCTGCCCCGGGGTGAGGTCGGGATGGCGGCGGCGCAGCGTCATGACCACCGTGTCGAAGATCGAGCCGGCGGCCGGGATGAATTTGGCGAAAGCGAACGTGATGAAGTCGGCCGGAATCAGCCGCTTCTTGGTCACTTCGTTCTTCAGCTCCTGAGCCTCGGACTGTGCCGCGGTGAGCCGCAGGCGCTCCTGCGTGAGCCGGTATTCGATCAGCGGGTCAATGTCTCCGGAATCGGGGTCCGTTTCCGGTTTGACCTGGGCGTTTCCGAGCCCCCTGAGGTAGCGGATGTACGCCAGCCGGCAGGAGTCCACGTCGAATCCGCCTTTTCCCTTGGAGCCAGGCAGGACGCCGTCTGCAAGGAGATTGCGCACCTGGCGATCGCTTAGATCGAGGTGCTTCGCCACTTCGATCTGAGTTGCCATGCGATACCCACCCGGAACCGGAAACGGAAGTCCTGAAAAATGCTCATGTATAGAGCGAGAACGGGGCCCGAATTACCCGCAGTGGGTGGTGGGGGCAGGAAGGACCCAAGCCGGGGGGGGTATTGGCTTGGGCTATCAGCGAGCGCTGCTTATTGCCTCGGCAAGAGCCTTGTCGAACTCTTTCTGCAAATTCGCTTTAACCATGTTCTCTGCGATCTTCTGGAACGGGACGCGTACTCTATAGCGTGGCGCATCGGTGAACAGGAACACCGGCCGCACAGCGTCGCCGAAGGCGCTCGCCTTGTGCTCCCAGATACCGGAAGCCCCATCGATCTCGGCGTATCTGAATCGCCGATTGTCCTTCCTTCGGCTGCGCTTGCTGTTCGTTGCGTTTGCCTGGTAGCCGCTGACTGTCTCCGCAGCACCGAGCCCCGACAGCACCTTCTTGGCCAGACCGCCAGTGATGTTCCCGTACTGATTGAGGAACTCCTTGGCAGGGATGGCGTACTGGTTCGGCTTCATGATCTGCCGAGCGATCAACGCCTGCTCGAACCGTTTATGGCGCCGCGACCCACCATACACAGCCGCCTGCATGTACTTGTCAGCCGGGATTCCGGAGGACCATGAGTCCTTGAACCATACTCTGGCCTCCAGCTTGGCCTTGGTCGCCGGCTTGACGTATAGGCTATTCATCGTGATCGGAACAGGCCTATCGAGCCGCGAGCGCATCACGTCCAGCGTTCCCTTCTTGATCAGTTGGGCTGTTCGAGTCAACGCCACGGCAGTGGCAAACGGGATCTGCTTCTTGACGCTCTCCAGGTGGGATATGACGTCCCTTAACCCGTCCGCCTTGATGCTGATCATTGCCGCCCTTCCACATTCCGCCCGAGCACCTGGTCAGCCCGCTCGCGCAGCTTCTCAACGCCGACGAACCCGAAGCAGGCGCCGATGAATACCGCCAGATCAGCCGGCATACCGAGCCAGATCAGCAGCGGCTTGATTGCCAAGGTGGCAGCGCCGCACAGAGCGCCCTCCAGCCATACCTGCCGCCAGGTACCGCCGCCGTAGAGCACACGGAGCCCTGCGATGACGACAGACAGCGCAGGGGCATAGAGGTGTGGCGCGAACTGAATCATCCAGACGAGCAGTTCCGCCCAGGTGCTGGGGTTTTTCTCGGGCATCTTGGGCATCTCGATATCCCCGCGCGGGGCGTGACAGGTGGCCCACAGCGCTATCCCGCCTGGGAGCAAAGGATGCGAGGGGCCAGAAACGAAAAAACCCCGATCAGATCACTCTGCACCGGGGTTTCGAAAAGCGTTGCGAAGCGCGGAAAAACCGCAACTTATGGAGAATGCTGCCAGAGCTGTAATCCACCTGTCAATGCATACAGCATGGATATTCGTCCAACTAAGCCGCCTCGGCGCAATGGCACAGCGCGCAGTCAATCCAGGCCTCAGCACGCTCCACCAGCGCTTGCGCTTTCACATGGGTAATCCCCATCAGCCGCCCGAGTGAGCGGTAGCTCATGCCGCTATAGCGGTGGTAATGCCACAGCGCAACAGCCGCCTCCCGATAGCCGCGGCGCTCCTCATACAGCCGGCACACCAGACCATCGACCAGCAGCGCCATCTCGTCCGAGATCAGCGGCTGCTCGCCCGCATGCCCGGCCACGCCCTCACGCATCAGCGCCCAGGCCGGCGACACATACCGAGGCATGCCGGCCTGAACCCTCAACCACACGCCCCACTCCTGCAACAGGTACGCCGTATCGATCTGCCGTGCCATCCCACTCCCCCTCAATCGCCAGTCCAATGCCCACGCAACCCGTGCCGCCCGTTATCACCCTGATAGTCCCGCTCGGCGCCGGCCTGTGCCGACCGGTTCGCCGCCTGCTGCCGTTCCAGCCTGAGCGCCCTGCCCAGATGGAGCGCCAGCTCCTCGACCTCCAGCCTCTCCCTCGTCTCCGCATCCACGAACCCCGATCCGTGGCATCCCTCGCAGGGCATCTCGTAGAACAACCCCTTCACCACGCCATGCCCCCGGCAGCGCCCGCAAGGCGCCAGGGGCCGGGTCTGCTTCTGGAAATCAGGCCCGTGCCGCTTCACCGGCGGCCCTCCCGATCAGCTCGCGCTCGATTGCGTCAAGGTGGCGCGAGATCGTGCGCAGCGCCCTATCAGCCTCGGCCAGCGCGGCCGGGTCACGCCGCCCGGGCATCGGCCGGATGCGCACCTGGCTGCCGCGCCGCCCAGCCCCCTTGATCACCACATGCCCCGACGCCTTCCTGGACCGCTTCCGCCAGGCATCCTGCTCCTCGCGCAGCTCCGACTGCAGACGATCAAGCTCGGCGACGCTCATGCCGCCCAATCCCACCAACACCTCAAGCACACACCACCTCCGTCACAGGCTGAGCCAGATAGTCATCGATCACCGCCATGGCCTCCTTCATCCCCCTGCAGATCACTGCCCTGTAGCCCTGCTCCACCAGCGCGCCGATCCACTCCCGCTGGCTGGACGCCACCTCTGCGTCGTGCGGAGGGGTCGCCTTGAACTCGATGTAGAGCCCGTGGTTGCCACCGCGCGCCAATGCGATCGAGATATCAGGCACGCCCGCCTTCACCCCCTGGGCCTTCAGCTTCGCCGCCACAGCCTTGTGCCGGTGCCCACCGTTCGGGACGTGGTAAGCCAGCCGCCAAGCCAGCGGGTGGCGCAGCTTCATCCAGTTGAACAGCGCCGCCTGCTCGCTCCCCTCGTAGTCGACCGGAGACCGCCGGCGGGGTGTTCCCGCTGCAAACTGCTTCACTCCGCCCCCTCCACGGCATTCAGCCGCTCGCCGGCCTGCCTTGCTGTGCCGCCATCTGCTCCGCCTCCCGCATCAGTCGGTTCAGCTTCGCCCGGGCCTCCACCTCCAACTCCGGATGCCTGGTCAGCTCCTCTTCGGCCCAGGCTCTCCACCCCTTCCCCTTGTCCCTGCGCTGCAAGTAGATCCTGCTGCCCAGCGCCTGCGCCGACCTCCAGCGCTCCAGGCATTCGGCCTTGTGCTGCTCGACCTGCTGGCGGCTCTCCGCAGTCAATGAGGCCAAATTCCATGAGCCATCACCCTCCGACCGGCTCGTCGCCATAGTGCTCTCCGCCGTTTCCGCTCTGTCCGATCACATCGATGCGGGAAATCTTCATGCTCAATCCACCACCCCCAACTTCCGCAACTGCTCCCAGGTGTCCCGCGCCAGCTCACGCAGCACGGCCTGCCGTTCCTGCTCACTCATTGCCAACCGCCACCCTCACCTCCCTCTGGGCGAGGTTCATGCCTTTACCCCCGAGCGCGCCGATTCCCAATCGAACGGAACCAGAATCCCGCCGTTCTCGCGCAGTCGGTCAACACAGCGCTCGCCAAGGGCGGCCGGCAGCTCTTTGGGGCCAAGGTTGGAGACGATGATGGTCGGCAGGCATTGCTCGTACCGGCCGTTGATGATGCGAAACAGGGTGGCCAGCTCGAAGTCGGTCGCCTTGGTTGCCCCGACCTCGTCCAGCACCAGC